GGGTGGGGGATGAGATGGGGAAACAAAAAATCGAACGCAAGGCGGGGCGGGCGTGGCTGCTGAACGCGGACGCTGCCCAAGGCGTCGTCGAAGCCATTGTCAGCGTCTTTGGCGTCCTCGACGATGGCGATGACATCGTCGCGCCAGGGGCGTATGCGAAGACGATCCACGAGAACGGGGATCGCGTGAAGGTGCTGGATCAACACGCCACTGATTCGGTGCTGCGCGTGGTGGGCGTAGTGGTGGCAATGCGTGAGGTGGGGCGCAATCAATTGCCGGCTGAGGTGCTAGCGAAGTACCCCGACGCTTCGGGGGGATTATGGACGCAAACACAATATTTGATCAATACGAATGAAGGCAAAGGCGTGTTTGATCGTATTGTCGCCGGGGCTGTGAACGAATACAGCATCGGCTACACGACCATCAAGTCAGAGTATCGCAAGGAGACGCGCCCCGACGGGACTGCCGTGTCGGCGCGCGTCCTGAAAGAGGTGCGACTGTGGGAGTACTCGCCCGTCATCTGGGGCATGAACCCCGCGACGGCGACGGTGGACGTGAAGCGTGTGCCGCCGGACGAAGAGAATGAGGAGGACACCCTGCCGATTGATGTCCTCCTTGAGCGCAAGGCGCGGGATGTGACGCTAGGAGGTATCTTACAGGCTGAAATTGTCGATGCTTGCCGATATCGCCGGAGCGGCATGTTGGCGCGCGAGGTGATTACGCCAGAGGAATTTCGCTTGGTCAATGACCTGCTCATTGACGCGGCGGTGATGGTCTACAACGCGCTGCCGGACGATCTGAGGTCGCGGATCGATGGCGACGACGATGGCTATATGAGCGCGCCCGTTCCGGCGACTAAGGCGGGGCGCGTGTTGTCCAGCAGGAATTATACCCGCATCCAAGAGGCGCACGGCGCGCTAACGGCGGTGATGAGCGACGCGGGCATGATGCCCGACGACGATGAAAAGAATGCTACCGTGGGCGGCGATGTCGCCCGCGCTGATGCAGAGCGCGAAAACGCGAAAAACGGTGCCGAGCCGGGGACAGTCCCACTCACACTGGCGATTGAGCGCGACGAAATTGACCTTGAACTAGCCATGCTAGGGAGCGACGAATGAACACGAAGACGGCGCAAAGCCAACTTTTGGAGGCGCAACTCTTGCTGCGGCAAGCGGGCGAGATGCTGCGCAAAGACGATGTGACGGATGCGGACCGGACGGCGGCGCAAGACTTGCGCGACCGCGCCAAACGCATGAAGACGGATGCGGGCCTGCTTCGCGAAATCGAGAGCGAGGCGAAAGGCGCACTGCTCGTCGAGCAGGAACACGCGCAAAGCAAGGCGGTTGAAGGCGCGAAGCCGGCGCAATTCACGAGTTTTGGTGAGTTTATCGGGGCGCTGGTCGTGATGAAGAGAACGGGTCGCACTGACCCCCGCATCGGCGGATTGTTTCAGGATACCGACGACGGCGCGACGGTCAAGGCACTGTCCGGCGAGACGGGGGCTTCGGGTGGCTTTCTCATCCCTGAGCAGTTCGTCCCTAGTTTGCGTGTGGCGATGATGGAGGGCAGCACGGTGCTGCCGCGTGTGTCGCGGTTGGCGATGTCGAGCCGCACCGTCACGTTTCCGGTGCTCGACTACACCCAAGTGCTGCCGGCGGGAGAACCACGGCAGTTTGGCGGGGTGCAAGCCTTCTACGAAAATGAAGGCGCGGAACTGCAAGAGAGTGAACCTAAGTTCCGCGACTTCACGCTGACCGCCCACGAGTTGACCTTGTACACCGAGGTGAATAACTCGCTGTTGGCGGACGCGGGTATTTCGCTCGAAGGCTTCCTGAGCAGCGAAATGGGCATGGTGGGCGCGGCGCGCTGGAAGACGGATTACAAAATCCTGCGTGGTAACGGCGTGGGGCAACCGCTCGGCATTTTGAATTCGGCGTCCTTGCTGACGCAAGAACGTGAATTGGCGGGCGGCGTCAGCTACACCGACCTCGCCCGGATGGAAGAGAAGGCGATGCCCTCGACGCGGCTGGAATGGCGCGCGCATATCACCATGATGTCGAAGCTGCGGCTGTTGAAGGACGACGGCGGCAATCTGATCTTCGCCACTGCCCGCGACGGGATGCCGGCGACACTGCTCGGCTATCCCATCGAGTTCACCGAGAAGTTGCCCTCCGCGGGCGCGACGGGCGACCTTCTGCTCGCGGATTTCTCCTACTACATGTACGGGGATCGGCAAGCGCCGACTCTTGACGTGTCGGATCAGTCGAATTTTCGGCGTAACCGGACGGCGTACCGCTTGATTTTGCGTCATGACGGCAAACCGTGGATGAACGCGCCGATGACGCTGTCGGATGCGACTACGCAGGTCTCGCCGTTCGTGGCGCTGGCAGCGACCACAAGCTAGGCAAGCGTCCCCCGCAAGACTTTAGCCTGAGAGCCGGCAACGTGCCGGCTCTTTTTATGGAGAAAAGAACTGTGAACGTGATGAATGTGGATTTTTCTGAAACGTGGGTGCCTATCGACACGCTGCTCATCAGCGCAGCGACCACTGAGCAGAACTCGGGGTATGTGTCGCTGGCGGGGTATAACCGGGTGGCGATCATCGTCCACGCGCTGATCGTGACGACCACCCTCGACATCGATATCGAAATTGCCACGGCGGTGGGCGGCACAAACGCCGTGACGCTGAAGAGCGCGGCGCAACTGTTGGCGGCGGACGATGGCGACATTATCGTATTCGATATTCGCCCGGACGAGCTGAGTAATCCAGCGAACACGAGCGTGAACGAATTCTCGTGGTTGAATGTCGAATTGACGCCGAGCGGCGCGGCGACGGTGAGCGTGATCGTGTTGGGGATGTCCGCCTATCGCCCCGGCATACAGACCCTGTGGAGTCAAGCGATCAGCTAGGGGGGGGCAAGATGGGCGTGTGGGTACAGATACTACAAACGATGCAAGTCGAAAAGAAAGGCGTGACCACCACGCTTCGCCCCGGCGACTGGTGGGAGTTTTCCCGCACGCACGCGCGGGACTTGGTGGAGAGGGGGGCGGCGAAGGCGACCGCCCCGGTCGCATTGACGGCGGTCGAGACGGCAGGCGTGGCGTTTGTGACGCCGACGGCTTCACACGACGCGGTGCGCGCTATCGCCCCGCACGCGACGGTATACGCCGACTCTGATGTTGATTGGTTGGCGCTGATGGGCGCGCATACGCGCATCGTCTGGGGCGTCGGGCGGTTGGTGGATGCGGGGCATATGGCGATGGGGCTAAATGCTGTGCTGACGTGGGATGCTGCTATTCCGCTGGTTGATTACACGGTGCTGGCGTGCGACGTGGGCGACGTGGAGGATCGAGCGCTGACGGCGGCACTGGGCATTGATCTGCGCGTGCCGTTGTACTCTCCCGAGTTGCTGTTTTTACGGTCGGGGGATGTGGCACATGCCTTGATCAAGGCGTGGTCGGCGGGGTTGACGCCAACGGGGGACGCGCGGCTGGCATTGCTGCGGGCGATTTGGCATGTCAAGCCGATGCTGCTGCCCTTGCCGGCGACATGGATGGGAGTGCGGCTGTGATGCAGATCGCCGTCGCGGAGTGGTGCGCGGTGTGGGTGGCGTATGGCGCGGACTGGGAGCGCCGCGCGGCGGAAAGCATCGAGAGCTTTCGGCGTCTGCATCCGCGCATAGACACCTTCGCGCTCGCGGATCATGCGGTGAAGGGTGGGACGCAGATCGAGATGGCGCACCACGGTAAGCACACGGCGGTGCAGCGCAGCCGGAACGCGAAGATCGGTCTCGACACCTTCGTGCGCGCCAAATACGTGTTGTATGTGGATGCCGATACCGAGGTGTGCGGGGACTTGGATAGCGCGTATATCGCCCCGTTGCGGCAGGGGTATGACTTTGTGGCGACGGCGAGCATCAATCAAGGCGCGAGGGTGCTGCATCATGTCGAGGCGATTGAGCGCGAGACGACGCTGAGAGAGATCGGGTATGGCGTGCAACTGCAAGCCGGGGCGTTTGCTTTTGCGCAGACGCCGGCGACGCGGGCGCTGTTTGCGACATGGCGCGAGGAGTGGGCGCGCTTCGAGCGACAAGATCAGGGCGCGCTGATGCGGGCATTGGCGCGGTCGCCGGTTCGTTTGTGGCTATTGTCCCGCGACTTTAACGGGGGTGCGGTCGTAAAGCACAGGAGCGCCGGCGGGTAAGCATCCCCACGCCTAAAGGCGGGGGCTTTTAGCCCCAATGCTTACCAGACTCAGCCCGCAAGGGCTACGTTAGCGGTAAATACATAGGCACTTCGGGATACCTCACCAGTCTCGGACTCTGCGGTGAACGATTAAACAGAATGCTTGGGAGCAAACAGTGTCGTTCGCATAAAACTACCGCATAACTTTGTCAAGGTGAACATTACCCTGCGCAAGCGGGGCAGGTTTGACTGTTTTCCATAGGTAACTTAAAAAACGGTCTCCCTTCGGGGATGAACCAATTAGACGGCTACACCTATAAGAAAGGACAAGGCGCTATCCCTCCCCATGCCTAAAGGCAGGAGTATCTCGCGCCGATTTCGATGAAGGTGCATATCGTTTGTAAAACGGGACGGGAACATGTGTTGGGGCGGCTAGGGCACGCCCTAGCGGAACAGACCGGCTGGACGCTGAGCAACGTCCCCAATCGGCGCGCGGACCTAAATTATTTCCTCCCGTATCTGAATGTG